TTACTTCTTGGCCTCTTGTAAGTCGCGGAAGGCTTCCAGCTTGCCGATGGCGTTCGCCGCCAACACCCCGCGGCGCGCGAGGTAGGTGTCAATAATCCTCTGAGCCTTGTCCACAGTCCAAGTTAGCGCCTCGGCGATCTCGGGCGCCGTGGCTCCGGCCTCGGCAAGCAGTGTGGCGGCCGTGCCTCGGTTGTCGTGGAAATTCAGGTCGCCGGCTCCAACCGCATCCGCGTCCTCGCGCCAGTGCTCATTGAAATAGCGGCGCTTATAGGCCTTCCCGCTTGGGGTCAGCATCACGAGGGCGCCGACGCGGAGCAAGCCGTCCAAATAATCCCGCAGTTCGCGGGTGGCCGGTATCCAAAGCCACTTCCCTGTTTTGCTCGATCGAATCTGAACGCGCTGGCCGTCGTAGCGGGTCCACGCGAATTCGCGGATGTCCTTCGCCCGCATGGCGGTGTTTCGGACCAGCACCATCGCGGTTCTCATCGCAGGGCGCGCGGTCTGGATGAACTGCTGTTGGAGCTCCTGCGGCCACGTCTTGTCGGCTCGATCGCTCTTGTACAGTCGTTCGAATGAGGGGATCGGGTGATACTTGATCCGCCGCTTTTCTTTCGCAAAGCTCAGAACGCGGCACAGTGCCGACATGAGGTTGTCGGCGGAGCGGGGCGACGTCTGGCCTAGTTCTAGGTGCCACGCGAGCGCGAGCGCTGCGAAGGCGTCGGCATCTTCTTGGTTGTTGAACGTGTCCTCGGGGACGGTGCCCCACTTCTGTTCGATCCGCTTCAACTTCCACGGATATTGCGCGCGGCTCTCCTCGCTCAACGCATCGTAGACCGGGTTTCCGGTGTCCCAAAACCGAATGAGATCGGTCAGCGTCTTTTCGCCCGGCCGGCGCTTCTTCTTCTCGGCCTCGGCGAAGCTCTCGACCAGGCGCGTTTCATCCAGCGCGGCGCCGGTGGCTCGGTGATAGAGGTAAATCTTCACCGAACCGTCTGCCATCTTCATGGCAACCCGCTTGACGCCTTTGATCTTAAGCGGCTTGCGTCTTAGTCGCGGCATTCTCTGCAACCCAACGCTGGAATGGGGATAGCTCCCGCTCTGATTCTGTCACAAGGCCCGACGCGGCGTCTAGGGCGAGGTCGATCGCCTTCCGATCCCATCGGTTCGTTCCGGGGATGGCGTCCGGAACGATGCCTTTCGCGCGCCACTGATCGAACGCGGCGAGCGTCTGGCAGCCGCAATACGCTGCGGCCTCCTCTTTGGTCATTCCGCGCTTCAGAAGCCCCTCCATTTGTTGACCGGTGATGATGCTTTCCGCTGCGGCGAAGTCTCGGTGAAGCCGCGGCTCTGGATCTTCTGGCGCGTCGGCGAGATCGCGCCGACGTGCTTTGCCCGCTTGCGGTAGTTGCGGGACTTCTCGGCAACGTCCTGGGCGGTCTTTTCCTTGTGGGGCTTGCCCCGCAGGATCGGCGCCATGTTGCTTTCGCGGTTCTCGCCGCCGTTGATGAGAGCCTTGACGTGATCGCAATCCCACTGATCCCCGGGCCTGATCTTGATCCCGGAGAAGTGGCACACGCCCTTGAAGCGCTCGAAGATGCGCAGCCGCACATGGGGCGGAGGGGCGCTGTCGGGTGTCTTGCCGACCCACTCGGCGACGCGGCGCGCGGTCTCGGTCATTCCGGATCCGGGAGATGGAAGTGCCGGCGGACCAAGGCGTCATGCTGCTTCGAGGTGAGCATCATCCGCTCCATCGGCGAGAGTGGGAAGCGCTTGCGCTCTTTCTCGGGCTGGAATTGCGCCAGATAGCGGCGCTGCTCGCTGCACCACGACTTGTAGGCGTAGCCGCGGCGGCGCGCGAAAGGGTAGTTCTCGCGGAGCAGCTTCACGCGATCGGCGAACGGCGTTTCCTTCGGCAGGTTGGCCGTGAGCTCGCGGATGTGATTCCGCGCGCGATCCTTCCATGTTTCACGCTGCATCGCGGCTGGCCTCCTTCGACTTCGGATCGCTCCACGTCACGCTGTTCTCGGCGCCGTAGGCGAACATGCTCTCGATGAGGTCGGACATTTCCTTGACGCCAAGGTCCGAGCTCGATTGCCCGTAGGGGATGAATGTCCCGCTCAGTGACGGGATGAATTCAACCTGCTGGCCGAGCTCGTGCATAAAGACCACCTTCCATTGGTCGGTGGTCAGCCGGCGGCCGTCGATGTGGCATTGCCGGGCAATGTCGGTCAGCATCGCCCACATGCGGCTGTTCTGATCAAGGGTGCGCTGCGGCTCCTTGAACTCGACGCGCGTTCCCGGTGGAAGACGCATGATCCAGTCAATTGCCTTCTTCCGGATCTCGCGGGATGAGAGGATGAGGAGGGCGCCGCGGTTCATGCTGCGAGCACCTCGTCCCGCCGCCGGATCTCCGCCACAACCGCGTCCAGTTCGGCGTTGAACCGATCGACTTCGGTTGCCAGCGTCTGGATATACTTTTCGTCGCGGTGGGCGCGGATGGTGAATGGCGGCACGCCGCGGTAGTAGACTGTCAAGTCCCACCATGACCGGTCAGTGATCCAAAGCGTTCCCTGCACCTGGGCGCGATGCTCGTTCGGAAACTCGTTCTTCAACATCAGGTCGATGAGAAGGTGCGGCAGCTTGGTCTTGACCTCCAAGCCACCGTCATCGCCGACCAGACAATCAGGTGAGCAGCCGGCGCGGCCGTTGCGAATGAAGCCGACGCGGCGAAGCTCGGCGCCGGTGCTGAATGCGTAGAGGTCGCGGGCCTCGGGCTCCATTTCGTGGCCGCGCTCGGTGTGCTCGTTGGAAAAGCCCTCCATCGGCTGGCCGGTGATGATCTCTCCGGCAAGCTTGAGCATGTAGGTTCGGCGGGTCTTGCCTTCGCCCTTGGCGAGGATTTGCGAGAAGGCCGAAGCGGTCGGGATGCCGCGGCGAGCTTCGAGCCACTCAGGCGTGTTCTGTTCGACGTCGAAAATCTGCACGGTGATTGCCCCTCAATAGGTAATGGAAACGTGGGGAATGTCGCCATCCGCCATCGCGGCGACGATCAAATCGGCGGTCTCGGCATCGACGCCGCTCGCAACTATGCTTTCCTTGATCGCGGCGTGAACCTTGTCGCGACGGCGCTTGTTGTCGGCGCGCTTCTGGTCGGCGGCGGCCTTCTGCGCTTGCTCGGCGGCGACGCGCTGGCGCTCCTGTTCGACGGCGCGGGCGGCGGCTTCGTCGGCTCGCGTCTTTGCAAGCGCCTCCTGCTCGCGCTTCATGGTCTCCAACTGCTCGGCGTGCCGCCGATTGCGCTCCGCGGCCTGCTCGGTGGCGATACGGTCGCGCTCAGCCTGCGCCTGGCGCTCGCGCTCGGCGCGCTCCTGCTGCTCGCGGGCGGCCTTCTCTGTGGCGTCCCGGGCATCTCTGGCGACCTTCTCGGCGCGGAGGGCTTCCAACTCGGCTGCGTCGCGCTCGCGCTGCTCGGCCGCCCCAAGCATGGCGTTTAGCTTTGGCAGGGTTTCGGTGATGGCAGTGTCGGCGCGCTCCTTGAATTCCTGCCAATCTCGGGTGGTGTACTCGGTAACGGCCGCGATGCGGTCGCGGATGGAATGGGGGCTGGCACCTGCGAGAACGGTCGGGCTCTCGATGATGCAAACAAGCGTCGCTTCGATCGCGCGAACGCGCTTCTCGTCGGCTTCTTCCCAGCGCTCCACCGGGCCGCGCACCTCGGCCTTGAGCGCGTCCAGCCGATCCCGGATCGTCTTGCGCTCGGCATCGATCTTGCCCGACTTCGCCTTGATCTCGGCAACGTGGTCTTTGCCGATCTCGTCCAGGATGCCTTTCGAGCGCGCGACCTTGTGCGCAAGTGACTTCGCCGCCTCGCGGCCGGCCGCCGTGGTGATGTCGATCACCTCGCCGCGAACTTGCGTCTCGATCGCGGACACGATGGTTTCAATCTGGCCGGTACCGAAAAGGGTTTCCGCGCTCAGAGGGACCGCGGCGGGCGTGAGGATGCTTTCGAGGGTTACGATTGCGTTCATGGCTCAAGCCTTCTTGAACTGAGCGAGGGAGAGGGCGGCCGCGGCGTATTTCGCGGCGGGAATGTCGTCGATCCGCTTTTGCTTGATGGCGGCGAGGAACGCGATTTCGCTAGCGTTCTTCGCCTTGAGCTCGCCGCGGATGAATTCGGCTTGCTCGGCGTTAATCGAGCCCTCGGGCGGGACGTATTGCGCCGCTGCCGGCGCGACGCTGCGGCCGTCGTCGTCATCCTTGCGAGAGGCGAGGCCAAGAGACGCCATCAGGGTTACGCGCTCAAAGAGGGTGATTGCGGCTTTCGCGTTCTGGCTGGGGGTGCGACCGTCCGCCGTCTCGGCGCTGAAGGAAATCTCGTTCTCCTCCTGATGGCCGTCGCGGTGCGAGAGAACGCAAATCACGGTGATGGGCTCGCCGGGCTTGCCTTGCAGCTTCCAGCGATGAAACAGGCCGAACTTGCTGAGGATCGGCGTCACGGTGTCAACAACCTGCGCCAAATCCTCATGCCAATATCCCTTGTCGCCCGTAACCTGCCGGTTCTTCTCGATGATAGGCAGCTCGGCGCGGGTGTCGGCCAATGCATTGTTGAAGGCCTCGCGCGCGGCGGAGATCTTCATTTCGCGGACGAATGCCACCGCTTCGCGGAACAGATCGACGTTGCCGGTTGCGAGCGCGGCCGCAACGATGTCGTTCTGCTGCGGCTGTACGGCCGGGGCGCGACCGGCGGGGACGCGGACGATGGGCTTAACGTTCTCCTGGGGCAGGGCGGCGACGGACATTAACGGTTCTCCTGGTGGGCCTGGTTGTCGCGCTCAATGGCGCGGTCGATGCGGGCGAGGGCGAGCGCGACATGCGCGCGGGCCTTGGCGAGCTCGGCGGTGGTGTGCGGGAAAACGCTTGGGACGGTGAGCGCGGTTGAGAGGCCGTCGCAGTCGTCGGCGATCCACTGCGCATAGACTTCGGCGCGGGTTTCGCGCGCCATCTCGCTGGCTTGCTGCGGCGTCATGTGCTGCTCACAGTGCGAATAGCCACGATCGCCGGGGCCGAACTGTCGGCCGCAGTTGCTGCAAAACGTCACATCGAATTTTGGTCGAACGTTCATCGGCCGCGGCCTTTCTTCTTGGTGAGGGGAATGTGGGCGATCTCGCCCGGCAAAATCGGATAGTCACCGCCCCATGCCTTGAAGCGGGTTTTCGCGGTCTCGATCTTGTCGTTGTTCTCGATGTGCGCGACGAGATCGCCGGTCCTGACATGGCCGCTCTTGAACGCCTTGAGCCATGCAGCAACCGCCCAATCGAACCGCGCGTTCGCGATGGCAGCGCGGACGGGCGCGGGGAATTGGTCAAAGTGCTTCATCGAGTTTTCGCGAACGATGCCCGAAGCGGGCCCTACGTTGCTGGGGTGGCTCATGCGCCGGCTCCCAGCGCCGCGCCGATCGCCAGCACGCCGACAAAAGCCGCGATCACGATCAGGTCGCGAATGTCCGTCGCGTCGATCTGCTTCAAGATGTCCCGGAGCATCACGCGGCCTCCGCTTCGTCGGCGTGGCCGACCCACTGATCCGCCATTGCCTCGGCGATGCCCGGGAAAAATCGGCTTCGTTCCTTCCACCTGTCGGCAGATGGCGGCATGAGGTGCACGCGCGCGGTGCGGCCGGCGACGATATTTGTTGGCTTGAGCGGCGGAAGGTTGCGCAGCCAAAAGCAGGTCCGCTTCACCTCGCCGTGGCCGAACTGCCACGGCTGCACCGATTGCGCGGGATCGCGATAGTTGGCGATGCGCTCCTTGGCGTGTCGGTGCATCACGGGGTTCTCGACGCACACGCGCTCGATGGGTGCATTCCAGAAGGCGGAGAACAGCTCCGCGCCTTCGTCGAGCTCGCGCCACATCTGCTCCAGCGTCTTGCCGGCGGGCGGCACGGACAGCCAGCGCACGCCGCTGTTGCAAAGCCGGGTGCAGGGCGGGTGCGCGACGATGAGCAAATCCCATCCGTCTTTGAGGATGGCGCGAGCATCGCCGGTGATGTGCTTGTTGGAGCGATCCTCCGCCGGCAACAGGTCGCAAGACCATGCGTCGTGTCCGCGCGCCGCAAAGGCGCGGCGGACAATCCCGGAGAATTCGCAGGCAACCAAAACGCGGGCCATCGACGTTACTCCGCGGCCTGCATGACGTTGGCGATGTCGAGCAAATCCCACTTGTAGGAAAGCTCCTCCGGCACTTCGCCGTGCTCCATGATCGCTGCGAACGTCTCCTCGCAGAGTTCGCGGGCGGCCTCGGTGCTCTCGCGAAACTTGCGGGTGGCAGCCGCGGCGGCGCGGTCGTAGCGCGGGCCGATCAGGCCGCGGAGGTCAGACATTTCGCGGTGAAAGGCCGCGTGCTGTTCCTTGGTGGCGCTGACGAAATAGCGGCCGGCGGTTTCCTCGGCTGCTTCAACGCGCTCGCGCTGCTCCGAATAGTCGGGCGCGGCGTAGTGGGGATTTGCGCTGTAGTAGGAACCGGACATCGGCTGTGCTCCCTGCTGATAGGAAGCACAATAGTAGGATTACTATTAGGTGGTCAATAGCATAATTCCTATCAGCAATAAAAAATAATGGCCGCGACTCTCTCGGCCGCGGCCATTCGGCTGCTGTGGGCTTACGCGAAGTAGTTTCCGACAGTCCGGTGACACACCTGCCATTCGCTCTTTTTGAGCTTGAAATCCTTTGGAGGGTTGTACTGGCGCACCTTCCATTCGGAGTCGGTTTGGCCTCGATACTCTTTGATCAGGGCGTGCACCGTTCCATCGGCGTCGTGCTTCCGGAACACGCAAACGTCTTCCATTCTCGGGGGTAGGTGAGGGTTCACCAGGGCCGTAGATCCCGACTTGTGAGCGGGCGACATGCTGTCACCGTCAATGATCATTCCATAGCCATCGCGCACCCGTAGAAGTACGGCAGGGCGAGCGACCCAATCGACTGCAAGTTCCGACACTATCAACGCCCCGTCAGCCCCGCCCTGTGCTGTGCCGAACACAGGCAAATCCATCATTGCGCCGAAGAGTTCGGCGTTTGGCACCATTCTCGCGGAAGGCCCAGATTGATGATGGGTGGGATGCGAAGCTAGGTCAACTAAACCGTCACGAGAGGGCACCGATTTCTTTTCATAGCTGCGTTTCGGCTGCACGGTAGATGGGCCCCGTAGTTCATCCGGGGAAACGATCGCGTCGGGCGCAGACAAGACCTCGGCAAGCGTGATGCGGTCGCGCTCGTGCAGCTCGCGCGGAAGCCCCTTTTTCAAAAACTGGTATAGATACGAGTGAGCGCGCCCCATCTTCAGCGAGGCGTCCTTCATTGAGAGCTGCCTGTCGGCGAGCTTTTCCAGAATCAGCTTGCGAACCACGTCCATGGCCCCGTTTATAGGATAATACCTATTTTCCATCCCGCCTGAAATTTCCTATTGACCGAATAGCAATCGTACTATTATAGCTTCCTATCATGAAGCTGCATCCTACGATTGCCCAATTGGTCGCCGAGATTGACGCTTTCCTTGCCGCCAAGGGCATGACGCAGACCGACTTCGGCCTGTTGTCGATCGGAGATCCCAACCTCTACCGGCACTTGAAGAACGGCCGCAATCCGCGTCTCGGGACGATGGATCGCATCCGCGCTTTCATGGAGCGGTTGCAACAGCCGGTCGCAGCATGATCGGCAATCACTCGAAAGAGACGCGCGAGAGGATCGGGGCGGCCCGCGCGAATAGCGCCTGGCGACGCCAACAACGCGACCAATCGAACGAGATGCAAAGCGCAGCCGGCCACGCTGGCGAAGATTACACCACCTCAACGCCGCAATCCCCGCATCGCTATCTCTGGGAGGAGACACATGGCTACGTCGCCTGATCTACCAGCGGGCCTTGTCGCCGCGCGCTCTGCGCTCAAACCGTTCAATCTCGCGAAGGCGATGCGCAACGTAGCGGCGCAGTTCTTCTGCTTTGCGGGCGGCGTCGCTGTCGTCGGATCGATCCCGCTCGCCTTCTTCCTGATGTTGTTCGCATCCTTCGACTAGGCGCGCGGTGATCGCGCCGAGTGTCTCAAAGGGAAGGACTGAGTTTTCGTCGTTGTCGTTGTGTGGGGCTCTGTTCATGCGGTGAGTTGAAGCATGGGCGGATTTGCAAGTGTGCAAGTTGTGTTTGTTGGAGTGCCAAATGTCTGCATCTGCGTATCTGGATCAGGCTGTTCGGTGGTCGAAAGACCTCACGCGCATGCGTTCTCGCGGTCCTGGTGACACCGAGAACGCAATGCGGGTGATCGAACGAGAGTACGGGGTCGATTACTGGACCATGTGGCGGTTGCGGTACCGTCGCAGTGCAATCCGGGACATCGGGGTGTCGGTCTACATGAAGTTGAAGGGGGCATATGAGGCGGAATGTCAGCGGCAACTGCAATTGCTCGGGCGGGATATCGAAACCATCAAGGCGATCGCCGATTCTTCTGCGGATCTGGTCGATGCGGCTGAGGCTTTGGTTCGCGAGGTGCGCGGGGGATAGGAGCGGGGTTTCTCAATGAACATTGCTGTTCGACCTTCGGAGTTGGAATTGGCGCTTTCGGCTCCTGATCGGCACAAAGATTTCCACCGCAAGATTGCGGAACGGGCCGCGGCCGTCGCGCAACAAAAGGCGGTCGCATCGGCGGCCGTCGTTCTCTCTCGGGTCACGGCGCGGGCGGCTCCCGTCGATCCGGAAGCGGTGCCGGCGGAGCCTGATCCGCCGGCACCTGTTGCCGTTCTTTCCCTGGTCGATGCGACCGAACCGAGATCGTTGACCATCCGCGAAATTCAAGACGTTATTGCGCGGCTGTTCGGTATCAAGGTTGCCGACATCAAGGGGCCGCGGCGCGGAGGCGCCCTTGTCACGCCACGCCATGCGGCAATGTTCTTAGCGGACGAGCTCTGCCCGTTGAAAAGCCTGCCGGTGATCGGCCGCGAGTTCGGCGGCCGCGATCACACCACCATTTTGCACGCGGTGAATGTGTTCCCGCACAAGATGAGGCGTAATCCGGATCTTGAACAGTTGGTCGAGACGGCACGCGCGACACTCCGCGAGCTCGCTGCGCTGCCCGTGCCGCTCCCGGCTCAACCGGAAGAGGAGATAGACGAGCTCAGGATATCCGCCTATCCGTCCGTGGCGCGCATCCAGGGCACCGTTGCGCGGTTCTACCACGTCAGCCCGCGCGCGCTCTGCGGTGTCGGCCGGGAGACGCACGTTCGCCACGCGCGCAACGTCGCCATTTACCTCGCCAAGGATCTCACGCGGTTCTCGATCCGCGTCATCAGCGATCAATTTGGAGGCCGGCATCACTCGGTTGCGATCCATGCGATCGAGCGCATTCCGGCGCTGATGCGGGAGAACATCGATATTTGCTGGGAAGTCGCCCAGCTGATCGAGACGCTTTCGGAGCCGGCATAGGTGCAGGCTCCCGTCTTCGACATGGCGCCCCCGGTGAAGGCGTTCCCGGATGGCATCCCGGAAAGCGTGTGCATCAAGTTCGAGAGCCTCGCGCTCGAATTGCTCGAGCTCGGGTTCCGGAAATACTCGGCTGACGCGATCCTGCATCGGCTGCGGTGGCATCACCACGTTGAGCTTGGCGATGCGGCGTTCAAGCTGAACGATCATTGGACCGCGCCGCTGGCTCGCTGGTTCATGAACCGCAATTCCAAGGCCGGAAAATTCTTCGAGGTCAGAGAGAGGGCAGGGGCGTGACTGCGCCGCGGCCCCTCAAGGTATGGGCGAACGTCTATTCCTCACTGAACGGCGCTCGGGGCTCTCTGTGGGACAGTAAGAAGCTAGCCGACTGGTTCGGCCGAGGCCGGCTCGCGTGCGTTGAAATCGCGTTTGATGGGGAAGGCGGCGCTGTCGTGAGCGTCGTTAAGGGGAACTGCAATGAGCCTGACGCCTAAAAATTGGCAGACGTTCCAGCACTACAAAGACCGGGCTCCGATATGGATCAAGCTGCATCGGGCGTTGCTCGATGATGCGGATTTTCAGTGCTTGCCGATCGCTAGCAAAGCGCTAGCGCCGATGCTCTGGCTTGTAGCATCCGAATACGAGGGTGGGTGCATCACGGTCCCGGCACAGAAAATCGCGTGGCGGCTTCGCATGTCGCTCGACGAGTTCACGGAAGCGCTAAGGCCTTTGATTGATGGAGGTTTTTTCGATGCTAGCGAGCCGCTAGCGCCGTGCAAGCAAGAGGCTATGCCAGAGAAGAGAAGAGAAGAGACAGAGAGAGAGGAAGAGACAGAGACAGAATCTCTGTCGGGCGCTAGCGCGCCGCGACCGAAGGCGGCCTCTCGCTTTGAAGAATTTTGGAAGGCCTATCCTCGCCGCAAGGGTGACAACCCGCGCAAGACCGCGGAAGGAAAATTCAACGCGCTGGTGAAAACCGGGCTCGATCCGCAAATGCTGATCGACGCCATCAAGCAATACGCGGCCGACAAGGCCGACAAGATCGGAACGGAATTCATCCCCATGGCCTCGACCTGGCTCAATCAACAGCGTTGGACGGATCACGCGGCGGTCGCGGCGCTCCAAGCGCTCGGCGGCGAGGCCGCGCAATTCCCGATCGAGGATGTGGTGAAGATGTTTGCCAAAGGCGGCTACTGGTCTCGGCATGCCGGGCCGGCGCCTGGGCTCACTGGCTGCAAGGCATCGGCGGAGCTCCTCGCGAAATATGGATTGCTGCCGGACGGGCGGAAGATGCCAGCGAACGAGCCGGCTTAGCGCGCGGCTTATCCCTCGTTTCCCCTGCTTCACTTTCACGCGCGCGTTGAGGTCAGTGCGCAAATCGCAGATGAATAATCGCGTTCGGTCTGCGGTGCTTCTCCTTCATCGTTGATCGAATTTGTGAGTGTTGTTCTCCTTGGGGTTGGGGCGCGCGAGGGCCGGTTTGTGATCACGCCACAGGCCGGCCCTCGTTTCTTTCGAGGTGATGAATTCCTAGCGATCGGCGGGGAGAGAGCGAAAAGCCCTGAGTGGGGACGCTCTCAATGATCCGCCCTTCGGTCCAGCCGGCGGGACGAAAGCGCCGGCATATTTACCGCGAGACGCTTAGCGGTGGCCCAAGACGCCCGACGCTTGAAGGGTAGCGGCCTAGAAACGGCGAGGCAGGGCGGAGAGACGTCCAACGAAATTCGCGGGGGCGCGCTTGTCTGTTGCTGATCTCAAATTGCGGCTCGCCGATATCCCGGGCATCGAAACGCTCACCATGTCGATCGAGGGCGGAAAGATCATGCTGCGCTGGGGCGCAGGCTATCTCGCCGCGGTCAGCGCAACGGCTTCTGACGGTGAGATCGAGACGGCCATTCGCGCGATGTCGAAGCTTCCGCCTTTGAACCTGATCCCGGATCGCCCGGCGCCGGCTCCTGTTCCTGCTGCTCAACCATCTGGAGTGTCCCCAATGTCAGTCACTGGCGCCGCTGCGGCCGGTCAGTCCCTCCGCGAAATGATGGAGGAGCATCGCAAGACGCTCGCCGATCTCACGGGCGCGCACATGGACAAGATGCGGGAGGGCTTCGCGAAACAGCTGCAAGGCGTCAACGCGCTCGGCAAGCTCGCCGATAAGGTCCACGCGGAAGGCGATGAATTCCTTGCGCTGATCGGCCAGTACACCAACGATTTGGGTCTCTGAGCCGTGGCAATGAGCGCGGAGCGTGGTTTGCTTGCTCGGGTCGTGGAGGGCGAGGCCCGCCGGCTGCTCGATAAGCTATCCCCCTCCTGGGTCGAGGCGGTGGCTGTTTCGCATCAGTCCAATCCGGCGGCGTGGCGTCAATCGCTGTTCATGGATGTGCGGTTCGAGTTGGTCGGCGTCGATATGTCGAGCGATCTCCGGATTACGCCTGATCTGCAAACCCGGATGCGCGCGGCGCTCCTCGTGAAAGAGCCCAGCGCCAAGACGCTCAAGGTTGAGCGCCGGCTGCTGCGGGCTCGGGCTGCGCAGGCTCGGACGCTGAACAAGCGGCCCGTGGTGGTGAAGTAACCGGAATGTCCGCTCCCGTCGGTAACGAGTTCTGGAAGGCGCGAAGCTCTCACGGGCGCGCGCCTATCTTTGCGTCTGCCGATGCTCTGTGGTTCGCCTCCTGCGAATACTTCGATTGGGTAGAGGCTAACCCTCTCTATGAGACCAAAGCCTTTGGCTCCAAGGATGGGCCTCAGACCATCCGACTTCCGAAGATGCGGGCTATGACGAACTCGGGCCTCTGCATCTTCCTGGATATTTCCCGTCAGGCATGGACCGAATATCGCGCCCGGCAAGATTTTGGTGACGTCTGTTCCCGCGTGGACGAGGTGATCAGGACGCAGAAGTTTGAGGGCGCCTCGGCGGACCTCTTCAATGCGAACATTATCGCCCGTGATCTCGGCTTGGCTGACAGGTCGGAACAGACCGGCGCGAATGGCGGCCCGATCAAGAGCGAGAACATCCAGCGTATCGAGCTGGTTGCGGCGCCTTTTCCTCCCGATCACCCGGCATTGAAGGGTGATCAGTGATGGATTGGTCCCTGATCCGCTCAATGAAGTTCCACACGATCGCCGGAAGGGTCGCCATCGCGGTTCACTTCCACGATGAGCGGATGTTGTCCGCCTATGTCGATGGTTGCGACATGGCCGGCTGCGTTCTGTCGATCGTGGTGCGTTACGTCCGGACGGCGCGCGCATGACCAGCGTCCCGCCGATCCTGCTGCCGCCAAAGCTCGTCCCCGTGTTCGAGGGCGAGGCGATGTATCGTGGCGCCTTCGGCGGTCGCGGTTCGGCTAAGACGCGCTCGTTTGCCACGATGGCGGCGGTTAAGGGCGTGGACTTCGCGCAAGCGAACATGGATGGCGTGATCGTCTGCGGCCGTGAGTTCATGAACTCGCTGGCTGACAGCTCGTTCGCCGAAGTGAAGGCAGCTATTCTCTCGACGCCTTGGCTCGCGGAGCGTTACGACGTCGGCGATACCTACATCCGGACGAAGTGCAGGCGGATCAGCTTCGTCTTCGTCGGATTGCGGCACAACCTCGACAGCATCAAGTCGAAAGCGCGCATTCGCCTGCTGTGGGTCGATGAGGCGGAGGCTGTTTCGGAAGGCGCTTGGGCTATCACCATCCCGACCGTCCGCGAGGAGGGTTCGGAGATCTGGGTCACCTGGAACCCCGATCGCAAGAAAAGCGCGACGCATCTACGCTTTCGCGCGTCGCCGCCCGAAGGCGCGAAAATCGTTGAGCTCAATTGGCGGGACAACCCGTTCTTTCCCAAGATCCTCAACAAGACGCGCCTCGACGACAAGGCGAACCGTCCTGATCAGTACGAATGGGTGTGGAACGGTGATTTCCGCTCGGTGGTGGCCGGCGCCTATTTCGCCAAGTACCTCACGGCCGCGAAGGAAGAAGGCCGCATTTGCTTCGTGCCGCGCGATCCGTTGGCACCAATCAAGCTGTTCTTCGATATCGGCGGGACTGGCATGCGCGCCGATGCCGGCTCGATTTGGGCCGCTCAGTTCATCGGTCAGAAAATCAACGTCCTCGACCACATGACGGCGCAGAGCCAGCCTCTGTCGTTCTATGCCGAGTGGATGCGCGAGAAGAAGTTTAACAAGGGCGCAACGGTCTACCTGCCTCACGACGGCGCCCAGGGCGATAAGGTCCATGCGACCTCCTACGAAAGCGCTATGCGCGACGCTGGCGCAAACGGCGAATGGGACGTCCTGGTTATCCCGAACCAAGGGACCGGCGCGGCTATGTCGCGCATCCAGACGTCCCGCCGTGTCTTCAACCGCGTGTTTTTCAATGAGGCCACCACCGAGGACGGACGCGACAGCCTCGGCTGGTATCACGAAAAGCGTTCTGAGGAGCGCGACGTTGGCATGGGGCCCAACCACGATTGGAGCTCGCACGATGCCGACGCCTACGGGCTGATGTGCATCGTTTACGACGAACCGCCGGGCGCACGGCCGGGGCGCAAGGCCTATTCGGGCCGGGGTTCTAGCGGCGGCGGCCTGCCGTCTGGATGGTGAAGGGGGAGTGATGGCTGACTTGAAAAATATTGATCCGCTGCGGATCGAGCATGCGCCGGATGGCGGGTTTATCGTCAGCGATCTTGCTGATTACGGGCGCGTCAACAGGCCTGTGTTCGCCTCCTCCTCTATCGGCGAGGCGCTGGACTTCATCAAGGGACGCTTGGCGCCGGCGGCTGCGCCGGAGAAGGCGATTGATCGGGCGTGCACTCGTTGCGGCTCGCTCGGGATGGAAGCCTATTGCAGCCTCTGCAACAGGCCGCGCGCGCAATGATCATTTCTCACTGGGGCATCTTCCCGGGCTGGTTCGTCCCGCTCTCGAACAGGATCGGCGAAACCCGCATGAGCTTTCAGGCGGTCGATTTCGACACCTATTGCGCGGCGATCGATGCCGTCAACGCGGCGGCTCTTGAGCTCGCGACGCTCGAAGCAATGGAGCGGCGCCATTACGGCCGCAAGTTTCACTGAGGGAGTTACATGTCACTACAGAAGGCCAACGACAAGGCGATCGTCAGCAACAGCTCGGCCACGGAGGGACCGTTTCCACTCTTGGCCGGCGAGTACGGTATGACGGCGATTGCGGCCGCTTGGAATAGCGGCTCGGTCAAGCTGCAACGGCAGGCCGCAGACGGCTCGACCTGGGTTGACGTGCAAGCCTTCACGGCAAACGGCTTCGCAGCCTTTCCGATCCCGGGTGGCGTCTACCAAGTCGCCATTGCGAGCGCGACGGGCGTTTATGCTGACGTTTCGGCCGTGATCACGGCGAGCGCCTAATGCGGCGATCGAAGAAACTTCTGTTTCTGTCGAGTGCGCTTATCGCGCTGACGGTGTCAGTGTTCGTCCCGCCTGCGCTCGGCTTTGATACGGCATCCTGGCCGATCAATCCGACCATCCGAGATCCCGGCGGCCTGACGCTCGCGACCGGGGACGCTGGCATTTCGCCTGAGGCGCTGTTCGATCTGCAATCGCCGGCAAGGGTCAGTCCGGGCATTCAATATTGGGTTGGTGCCCCGGGCAGCTCGCCGGCTCCGAGTGACAGCAACAACGGCCTGTCGCCTGCAACGCCGCTCGCTTCGATGACGAAGGCGATACAGCTTGCCAATGCCAGCGGGCAGAGTTCGGCGCGTGTCAACGTCATGGCCGGCGAGTATTTCCGCGCGCTCGGGCCTGCCGGGACCGTGCCGACGATCGATATTGCTTTTGTGGCCTATGGCGGCCGCGTCGTCACAGGCACCTTTGACAATTTCAGCACGTTCACGCTCGATGCGACGTACACCAATTGCTATTCGCTGGCGCTGACGAGCATCGACCGGGTGGGCAACCGCCTGGCCAAGTCTGGTTTTGCCACCTATGGCGTCCAGACGAACACGGATCACTCCAAGCTCGCAGATCCGGCAACGTTGCAGGCGACGGCCCCGACGACTTCGGACCTTTGGGCCACGGACGCTACCAAAATCTATATCCGCCGGGTTGATGGCGCCGTTCCGACGCCGACCAACACCCGCATCTACCGCTCTGGCGTCTTCCTGTTCTATTTCAACCAGGCGGTTAACGTCTATGTGGAGGGCATCGACGCCGAAGGCGCATCCTCCGCCGCGACCTTCGATTATCGGCTCTCCGCTCAATCAGCCCTGAAGCGGGTATTCGTCGCGAAGAACTGCTCGGCCAAGTATGCCGGCGGCGTGGTCAACACGACGTCGCGCGGCTTCGGCATCGAGAGCATGAAGGGGCTTGCCTACCTCTACGGCTGCGAGGGAAGCGCCTGCGCCACGGACGGCATCAATTTCCATGACGCGCTGGCCAGCGGCTTGCAGTGGCTCACGGTCAATTGCTCGGGCACCGACAATGGCCGCGGTACGTCTCAATCGGATAACGGCCTGACAGCTCACGAGCTCTGCATCGGAATGGACCTCGGCGGCTACTACCCGAACAATCGGGGTGGCTCGGTGCGGTGCGTCAATGGCTCAAAAACGCTGTGCGCGGGTACGTGGTCTAGCGACCTTGGCGACGTGGCGATGGGCGGCGCGATCACCTCTGTCACGTTCCAAACCGACAACACCGCAATCATGTGGTGCTTTCGGTGCAAACCGAACTTCAACGTCTTGAACGCGGCATACATCGATTACAACGCCTCAACGGGCACGGTCATTCACCTCTGCCAACCGCACGCCAACGCTGGCACGCATGGCGGCGGCGGCACGATCGACACCTACGCGGGATAGATAGGCAAACATGACCGATACCGACAACGACCGCGATGCCTCCGCCTCGGAAGCCCGCAAGACCGTCCAGGATGCGGAGGCGATCTTCCGCAAGCTCAAGGGCCAGATCAAGCGCGACCATAACAGCGAGGGTCAGACCCGATGGCGGCGGGAGGCTCGCGAAGATTTCGCGTTCGAGGCCGGCGATCAGCTGACGGAAGATGACAAGCAAATGCTCAAGGACATGAACCGTCCTGTTGTCATCTTCAACCAAGTCGGAACCTACGTCGATAGCGTTTCCGGTCAAGAGATCGGCAACCGGCAAGAGGTGCAATTCATCCCGCGCAAGCAGGGTGACGTCAAAAAGAATGAGCTGCTGACCTCGGCGGCGAAGTGGTTTCGCGATCAGTCGGAAGCCGAGGACGAGGAGAGCGACGCCTTCCGCGACGAGATCATTTGCGGCATGGGCTGGACTGATACTCTGCTCGACTACGAGGACAATCAGGACGGCGATCCGAAGACGGAACGCATGGACCCGCTCGAAATGGGGTGGGACAGTTCGGCGAAGAAGCGCAATCTACGGGACACTCAGCGCCGTTTCCACATTCGCCGCGGGGTGCCGCTGGATGAGGCCCGCGCGCTCTGTCCTGGCGATCCTGAAAATCCCTTTGATGATGCGGACTACAACGCGACCTGGCTAGACGATCACGAGGAGGAGGGCGAAAACCCGCACCGCAACGACGGCCGCACCTACAACAAGGGCGAGCAGCTCGGCGAGGAAAGCGACGACGACGGCGTGACGATGATCCGCATCCAATGGATCGAGCGCGTCCCTGTTTGGCTCGTCCTCGACCCCGCGGACCCGACTGGCAACAACATCCTCACGCTCAAAGAGGAGGAATTCCGCGAGCTCGGGAAGCGGATGAAGATTGCTGGCGCACCCATGCCGAAATCCGTGAAGCAAACTCGCAAGGTCTATCGTCAAGCCTATTTGGGGAACGTGCTCCTGGAGATCGGTGACAGCCCGATCAAGGGGCAGTTCTCCATGAAGTGCATGACCGGCAAGCGCGATCGCAACCGGAATACCTTCTTCGGCATCGTGCGGGCGATGAAAGACCCGTCGCGCTGGGCCAACAAGTGGCTCATGCAGACGATGCACATCATGAACAGCACCGCAAAGGGCGGCATTGCCGCGGAGCGCGGGCAGTTCTTCGAGGATGACGGCGAGGGCGCGGCGAGCTGGGCGAAACAGGATCAGGTGACGTTCCTCAAGCCTGGAGCGCTCGGGGCCAACCCGAAAATGATCGCCAAGACGGCTGCGCAGTTTCCGCAAGGCTCGTTCGAAATGATGCAATTCGCCTTTGGGGCGATGGGGCGCGTGTCCGGCATCAACCTTGAAGCGGTCGGCATGCAGACTGGCGCCGGCCAAGCGGCCTCGCTGGATCTCCAGCGCAAGCAAGCCGTCATGACGCTGATGCAGCCCTATTTCGACGGGTTGCGGCGCTACCGGAAAGAGCAGGGGCATGCGCTCCTGTTCCTGATCGAGAACTATCTTTCGGACGGCCGGCTCATCAAGATCGAGGGCCCGGAAAACGCTCAGTATGTGCAGCTGATCAAGGCGCAAGCCTTCCCTGATGACGTGCAAGGCTATGATGTCATCGTGGACCCGGCGCCGACCTCGGCGAACCAGAAGGAAATGACCTGGGGCTTCCTCCAGCAGATCTTGCCCGTCATTGGCAAGATGCTGCCGCCGGCAACCTGGCTCGCACTGCTCAAGTATTCGCCGCTTCCGACGTCCGCTCAGAAGGACATTTCGGACAGCATGCAGCAGTCGCAGCAGCAGGGCGATCCTGAGCAGAAGAAGCGCGACGCCGAGTTGCAGTTCACGCAAGCGAAGCAGCAGGCTGACCTTCAAGGGCATCAGGCGCTTACGGCGGCAAAGGTCGATGGCATCCGGCAGGAGGCGGCCGCCAAGCGCGACGTTGAAATGGAGGGCGCTCGCCACAAGGCGACGCTCGACGCGCTCACTGCGCCCCCGCAGCAGGTTGTCGGGCCGGATGGGACGCCGATGGCGGTCCAGCATGACGGCGGTCAAGCCGCGCTCATCATGGCGTTTCTGACGGAAATGCGCCGCGACATGAACACGCTGGCGACGGCCTTCAACACGCCGAAACAGCTTATCCGCGACGCGCAAGGCAACATCACCGGCATTGCGCCGATGCAGCAGGGGTAAAAAATGGCCGCTTTCAATAAGTTCAACGCATTTGTGCACGACGTTTCCGCGAAGGTGCACAATTTCGACAGCGACCAATTCGCGGTCATGCTGACGAACACGCTGCCGGTCGCAGCCAATGCGGTGAAGGCCGATATTGCGGACCTCGCGGCAGGAAACGGCTACGTAGCCGGCGGCTTCAACGCGACTACGAATGCGAACAGCCAGACCGGCGGCGTTGAAAAATTTGTGCTCAACCCGGCGCAAATCACGGCCGCGGGCGGCTCGATCGGTCCGTTTCGATATGCGGTGCTCTACAACAAGACCGCTGCGTCGGGAAATCTCGTCGGTTGGTACGATTACGGGACGTCGCTGACGCTGACGAACGGCAATAGCTTCCTGGTCAATTTCGACGTCACCAACGGCGTGTTTACGATCACCTGATGCCCTCATCCCTCATCGACGTTTGCCGCTTCAACCCGACCGCGGGCGGCGCCACCGATTGGACTTATTCGAGTGCCGTCACGGGCTATCAAAGCCCGGCAGCAGCCGGCGCCGTCAATGGCGCGCAATACAGCTACCGCGCCGAAAGCGCAGACCTCTCGCAATGGGAGGTCGGGACTGGGGTTTATAATAGCGGGGCAGGGGTTCTCACGCGCGCGGCGGTGCTATTCAACTCGGCCGGAACCACCGCGAAAATCAGCTTCTCGGCGGTGCCACAAGTCGCCGTTGTCGCGCTCGCAGAGGATCTCGTTCGCGGCCAGACTGGGCACATCCCTGGTGAGCCCGGTACCGGGTCGGCTGCATCTGGCGAAATCGGCGAGACTTCAAAGGTCGCGTTCAGCCTCAGTTTTTCCGGGAGCGCTTCGCCTAAAAACTTGACCAGCATAATCGTCCCAGCAGGCGATCTCGAGTTGATGGCTCACGTTCAGGTCGAGAGTGGCGGTGCCATCACCTCCTCTGATTGGAGTTCGATCATATCGACGAATTCGACGCCCAGCATCTCAAACGCGAACTCGATCGACGGGCTGAACCACCACACCCGCATGCCGTCCGGATTAGACTACTCGGTTATGCATGTGCATGTTCCATATCCGGTCTCGAACGCGATCCCGACTACCTATTACCTTCACGGTCAGGTGACCTACAGCGGCGGCACCCCAAGTGCTAGCGGCTATATACGCTACCGTAGGCCGCGCTAATGTCGCTGCTCGGCTTTGATGCGGTTGGCCGGTTTTCCCTCGGGCAGGTTCGAGGTTCAACGACAACGGCAAATCTTGCTGCGTCGGTTGGCCCGTTCGCGGTCACGGGCTTCCCGGTCACGTTCACCATCAAGGAAGCGGCGGCATCCGCTTCGCTCGCGCTCACAGGGGCGGCGGCATCTTTCGCGGTGTCGGAGGCTGCGGCGGTTGGCGCCTTCGCGCTTGCCGGAAAAGCGGCATCGTTCGCGATCACGGAAGCGGTCTCGGCCGGCGCGTTCACCTTCAACGGAACTCCGGTTAACGAAACCATTCTAGAGGCCGAGGGCGCGGCTGCGTTCACCGTTACCGCCAATGACGCCCAATTGTCGCGGACGGGCTTCGACTACGATTTCCAGCAAGGCGGCATCGGTCACTTGCTAATGGAGATGCATCGGGCAAAGCAGCTCGCCGCGATCACGCGCACCATTCCGCCGCCGGTCGATCGACGGACGGCGCCAACGTTCATGCCGGCGGCACGGCCGGCCGCAGGAAGCCCGTGGGCGATTCCTGCCGAGATCGCGGCCACTCAGGCGGCCATGCAGCAAAAACGCGCGGAGGCGGTTGCGGTCGCGTCCAGAGCGGCAAAGAAACGGCGAGACGAGGAGGCAATCCTTCTGCTCGCTTCGTAACCCCGGATTATCCGGGCACGCGCGCGGCGCTCCGCGCATCGGTTGCCGGCCGTATCCGGTGGAAAGACGACGTATGAACGATGTGACCTCAACTGTTGGCCCTGCGCTCTCGGCCGATGAGACCAAGTTTTTCGAGACCGGCGGCGAAAGCGGCATTCCTGCGGAGAGCTCGGGCGCCGATGCCGGTGGCACGGTGGATGTGGGCGGCGGCGCGGCTGATGCCGGCGCAGCTGATGCTTCTGGCGATCAGGGCAAGAGCGGCGACGCGGCGAGCAAAACCGTTCCGCTGACGGCGTTGCACGAGGAACGCACTCGCCGCAAGGATCTCGACAAGCAGTTGCGCGAAGCGCAGCAGAAGCTTGCGAATTTCGAGGGCCGATTTGCTGTCATCGATCGCTTGCAGGGCGGTCAGCAGCAGCAGGCCGAACAGCCCGCGGGGCCTCCAAAGGCGGAGGACGACATTTTCGGCGCGGTCGATGCGCTGAACAAGCGGTTGGATGCGACGGACGCCGAGAAGAAGGCGGCGACTGAGCACACTGCGTTCGTCACCAACTACAAGAGCGACGCTGCGGCGTTCACCTCGAAGCAGGCCGATTACAAGGAAGCCTATGACTTCCTGTTCTCCTCCCGGGCAAATGAGTTGGTCGCGATCGGCTATGACAACCCGACCGAGCTCCAGCAGTCCGGCGCCAGCGCCGAACAGGTGCAGGCGGCGTGGAAGGCGCTCAGGGATGCTGTTCAAGGGGATGAAATCGCCGTCGCGCAAATGGCGATGTCCAAGGGTAAGAGCCCCGCGGAAATCATCTACGGGCTGGCAAAGCAGCGCGGCTACGCCAAGAAGGAAGCAGCCGCGGCAGATGCTGCGGCGCCCCCCTCTGGAGCCGAGAAGCTCGACGCAATCGAGCGCGGGCAAGCGGCCAACAAATCCCTCTCAAATACCGGGGGAAATGCCGGCGACCAGGACATGACGGCAGAACGTCTTATGAGTATGCCGATGGATGAGTTCGAGGCTTGGTGCGACAAGAACCCGGCCAAGGCTCGCCGGATTATGGGCGGCTAAGCTGCTCTCTCGCCCAACCCCAAGGGCACAAGGTTTCGCACGAACCTCAATCCGTGCGTTCGACCGGCGGTCGTAAAACGCCAAGCCCGCTCCGAAGGCTCCGAATTCGGTGATGCGCCAGACACGCGGCGTCACGCGGTCAAACCCATCACGAATTTCATCCTTTTCGGGGCAATAGATGACCACGACCACCTACGGCGTCAATGACGCCCTTTCCAACAAGCTGTGGGCCAAGAAGCTCAACGCCGAAGCGCTCAAGGAAACTTACTTCGGTAAGTTCATGGGCGAGGGCGCCAACAACATGATCCAGATGCGCACCGAGTTCGACCAGAACGCGGGCGATCAGGTCACCATCGGTCTGCGCGTCCAGCTCACCGGCGACGGCACCACCGAGGGCGGTACCCTCCAGGGCAACGAAGAAAGCCTGACCACCTACAACGACAAGCTGACCATCAACGAGCTCGCGCACGCCGTCCGCGTCAAGAACAAGGGCACGATCGACGCCCAGCGCGTTCCGTTCAACCTCCGCACGGAGGGCAAGGAAGGCCTGTCGGACTGGTTCGGTAACCGCTTCGATACCTGCATGGCAAACCAGCTTGCCGGCAACATCCTCGTGACCGATCCCCGGTACACGGGCAACAACGCCACTTCGGTAGCGACCAACATCATTCGCGCGAACAGCGCGACGGATGACGCGACCGTGAACGGCGACACCACCGCCACGATGAAGCTCAAGTACATCGACTTCTGCGTGGAACTCGCCAAGACGAATTCGCCGGTCATGCGCCCCGTCAAGGTCAAGGGCAAAAAGAAGTGGCTGATGTTCCTCCACGACTTCCAGGTGACCGATCTGCGCACCGACGCGGGCTCGGGCCAGTGGCTGGATATTCAGAAGGCCGCGCTGGCCGGCGGCATTGGCGCTGACAGCAACATCTACAGCGACAGCCTCGGCGAATACCATGACGTGATCCTGCACGAATGGTCCCGCCTGCCGGCCGGTATCTCCAATGCCGGCGTTGCTCAGGCCAACACCCGTCGCTCTGTGTTCTGCGGTGCGCAGGCGGCTGGCGTCGGCTTCGGCAAGGAGTTCGCCAAGGGCTCGCACTTCAAGTGGGTGGAAGAGCTGTTCGACTACGAACGCGAGCTCGGCGTTTCGGCGCAGACCGTCTGGGGCATCAAGAAGTCCGTCTACAACGGCGCCGACTTCGCGACGATCCCCGTGACCACCTACGCGGTCGCTCACCGCTAAGCCCTAGCGGCGGCGCTCCTTGAGGGCGCCGCTGTTGCTTCCACCATCGTTTTAACGCTCTCGGAAAGGGCAAGCATGTCTCTCGGTCGGCAGAATGCGTTGCAGGTCATTCACTACCTGCGCATCAAGGTCAATTTCAACGATGCCGGCATTGCGTCCGGTGTCGGTAAGCAGTGGCTGCCCAAGGGCGCGCTGATCCTCGGAACCGACGTCTATATCGGCGCGGTGTTCAACGCTGCCACCACCAACGTGCTGCTGGTCGGCACGGTCGGCGACGCCAATAACCTCATCGTCGCGGCCGGTGACGTCGATGAAACAGCGGTGGCGCTCACCAAGGGCATCAAGCCCACCGGTGCCGCGCTCGGCCCGCTGGCTGCGCCCAAACAGGTCCAGGTGACGTACACCCAGACCGGCACCGCGGCCACGGCTGGCACCGCCACCATCGTCATCGCCTACGTTCCCGACAACGACCAGTAAGCTTTGGACATCTGGCTTCACTTCGCGGGGGCGGCGGTTGTTCTTGCTGAACTGCCGGCGCCCCCGGTTTCTATTCCTCAACCGGCGGCGGTGACTGATGGGCTCGAAATCCCTGCAAACGATGCTGGATCAAATCGCGTCGGATCTGACGCGCGGCGATCTCGCAAGTCAGGCCCAAAGCGCAATTCTCGACGCGATCGACCATTACGCCCATGATCGGTTCTGGTTCAACGTCACGCGCTCCAAGACCTTCCAGACCGTCGCGAACCGGCAGGCCTATGACGGGACGGACCTCGCGCAAATTCCGGACGTGATCCAGTTTGACGGGCTGTTCTTGAAGGACAGCACGTCGGGATATTTCCTGACATGGCAGAACGCGGAGGAGGCGGAGTGGCTGATCTCCGGCTCGACCACGGGGCCCGGCCGTTCCACCGATTTCACCTATATTGACGGGCAAATTCTGCTCTGGCCGACGCCGATTGCGGCCTACACCATCCGCCCTCACATGCATTACCGCTTGCCCGCGCTCTCGGCGCCTGGCGACAGCAATGCCTGGCTGAACGAGGCGGAGCAGCTGATCCGCGCGCACGCGAAGATGCTCCTCTATGCGAACGTGCTGGAGGATGACACTGGCGCGACGCGGATGCAGGCGCAAATCCCGGCGCACAAGGCCAAGCTCGACGCGGAAACCTCGCGCCGGCTCTCGCCGCGCGCGACCACGGCGGGGCATAGCTTCTGATGCCGGTGATACCGTTCGGCGAGTATCGTCCTGACGTCTCGGATTATGAGGCAGCAACGGAACGCGACGTCCTGAACGTCGTTCCGCGCGGGGACGGTTATGGGCCGTTTCCGTCGCTCTCGGCGATCTCAGCGGCGCTCGGCGCTGATTGCTGCGGCGCCTTCACTGCCTACAAGACGGATGGGAGCGTTGTGGTGTTCGCCGCCACCTCAACCGACCTCTATAAGCTCGACAACACCACCTACACTTGGGCGAAGGTGTCAAAGGCCGGCGGGCCTTATGCCGCGATCCCGACCACGGATAATTGGTGGTTCCTGCAATTCAACAACCTGGTGTTTGCGGGACAGGTCAATGTGGTTCCTCAGGTATTCGATATTTCAAGCTCGACGGCGTTTGCGGATGGTCTCGGCAGTCCGCCGCAGGCGCGCTATGCCGCTGTGGTCGGCAAATTCATCGTGCTAGTCGGGCTTCTTTCTAGCCCGAACGGAATTCAATGGTCGGGACTGAATGACGTCAATTCGTCGCAGTCTTGGACGAGCGGCATCAATTTTGCGGATCAGCAGACTTTCGGCGATGGGGGCGTTTGCAGAGGCGTTGCCGGCGGGGACAGCTATGGCGTCATCCTCCAAGACACGGCGACGCGCCGTATGATCTTCCTCCCCGGAGATCCCCGCACGTTCCAGATTGAGCGGATTGCCGAAGGGCTCGGCATCTATGGGCCCTATAGCCTGATCCGCGCCGGCTCAACGGTCTATTTCTATTCGCTTAAGGGCTTTCAACGGATCGACCCTGGCGGCGTCCCGGTATCGATCGGCCGTGAGCGCGTTGACCGGACGTTTTTCGCCGATCTCGATGCATCGAACCTGCAATTGTTCGTTGGCGTCGCCGATCCGCGATCGACGCGCGTTCTATGGTTCTACAAATCGGTGAACGGTGTAGTTGGGCGCTTTGACAAGGCGCTTTGCTATGATCCGGCTCTCGACAAATTCACCCCGCTGCGGATGTCCGGCCGCTTCGTGTTCTCGATGGCGCAGCCCGGCATCACGCTTGAAGCACTCGCGGTGCTGTTCCCGAACCTCGACGCCATGACGCAATCGCTCGACAGTTTCCAGAGCGCGGTTGTTCCGGAGTTGGCTGCGTTCGACGGCAACAACGCCCTATCGTTCTTCCGCGGCCCGAACCTGGAAGCAAGCCTTGTGACGTCCGAACAGGGCACGAATGGTGACCGCGTGAGCGAAAAGCGAGGCGTGCGGCCGGTGACGGACGCGCCCGCTGTGTTCGTCTCGGCCTCGCGCCGTGAGAACCTGCAACAGGCGTCTCCCTATGGTGCAGAAAGCGCCCTCAATGCGGTGACGGGCATCTGCAACATGCTCTTGGATACCCGCTATAGCCGCTTCAAGGCACGCATTCCGGCGGCCTCGTCCTGGTCGTACATCAACGGTCTCGAACCGCAGAGCTTCAAACCTACGGGGCGCCGATGAGCGGATACGGCGTTTCGACCTCCGAAAAAGATCCGATGAAATTCGCCATCGCGATCCAATCGCTGTTTAACGGCCGATCGAACGCGGCCGGATCGACCTCACTCAACACCGGAACGGACACCTTAACGGTCGTATCCGCGCAGAACTGCGCTGCGCAATGCGCGGTGCTCCTGTTTCCGAAGAATGCGGCGGCGGCGTCAGAACTCGCCGCCGGCACTTGCTACGTTTCCGCCGTTGGCAAGCAGCAATTCACTATTACTCACGGCGCCAGCGCGGCGGCACGATCGTTTTTCTATGTCTGCATCGGCTGATCTCCTCTGTGTCCCGCCGCACCTCAAGCGGACCATCTGGCCGCTGGTCGCGGATCAGCTGCGCGCGGCCTATCTGAAAACGGATCTCGGCCACACGCGCGATCTCGAACATGACGTGCTGGAAGGTGACGGCGATTTATGGCTCGCGACGTCGGGGAACGACATCGACGCGGCCGCGGTGACGTTGCTCATGCGCACCGATCGGCACCTTGTTTGCCAAATCACTGCAATAGGCGGGAAGAACCTGGCGCGCTGGCTTGATCTGCTCCCGCAAATCGAAGCATGGGCAAGGCGTGAGGGAGCAGCAAGGCTGAGGATCATGGGGCGGCTCGGGTGGGCCGCGATCCTCAACGATTACCACGTTTCCAACGTCGTTCTGGAAAGGGCGCTTTAATGGGCGGAACTTCGACTTCCAAAAGCACCCAAACGTCTCAGCTCACGCCATACGGCGATGCGTCGAGTTCGCTTAGCGGCATCCTCGGCGGCATCAACAACCTTGTGCCGCAGGCCGGTACGCTTTCAAGCGGCCAGCAGGGCGCCATCAACCAGGTTGTTGCCAACTCCAACAGTCAGCCGAACTACAATCCCGCGATTGCCTCAGGCACCACGGGATTGCTGAATGGTGGCGGTGCTCAGAGCAATGACGCGGCGATAAAGTCCAACCTTGGCATGCTGCAAAACGGCATCGTCGGTCAGACCGCGAGCGGTGCCAACATCGGCAACAACGAGGCGCTGAAAGCGCAGCTCGATACGGTCGCGGCCGATACGTCTCAGGGCATCAACTCGAGTTGGGCCGCCGCCGGCCGCGACGGGTCGCCCGGCAATGCGCAGGCGGTTGCGCGCGGCGTTGCGCAGGCGCAGGCGCCCATCGTCGCCGCTCAGTACAATACCGACGTCAGCAACGCGCTGAACGCCGGTAACACGCTCTACAATGCCGGCAACACCACCTATGGGATGCTCAACGGCAACCAGGCGGCGGCCAACACCAATTTCCAGAACGGGATTGGCTCGGTGTCGAGCGGCCTCACGGCGGAGAACGCCGCGCCAACCGCGACCATCAACGCGCTGGCGCAGCAGTTCAACATCCCGGCTTCGCAGCTCACGACGCTGCTCGGCTCGGTGTCGCCGGTCGCTGCGCAGTTCGGCCAGCAAAACGGTTCGTCAACCAGCGAAAGCACGATGAGCCCGGCGCAGCAGTTTGCGCTTCTGGCCTCCGGCGTCGGCTCGCTGATGCCGAAGGGCCCGATTTCGTTTGGGAGCTAAGTGAATGGTTGGCCTTCTCGACATGCTCATGGGCAATAATGGCGCGGCCTCGCCGTGGGGCGCGCTTTATCCGTCACCGCTGCAAGGCGAGGCGGATCAAGCGCAACAGGCGCGCGATGCGGCAGCCGCTGTGCTGGCGGGTCGTTTCCGCGGCGCGTCGCACGCGCCCGCGGCTCCTGATCAAGCTCCCGATACGTTCGGGGCGAGCGCGGTGCCGTTCGGCTTCGCCGGTCCTGGTTCAATGAATGTCAATCCGGCCGATATCGCCGCTCCAGCTCCCATTCCTCCGGCTGCGCCTCCTGCCGCGACTCCGGCTCCTACTGTTGCGAGCGCGCCGGCACAGGCTCCGACTGATGCGAGTTCGGTCAACCGTTCGTCGGCGCCGGATGATTTTATCCCGGTCGGTGACTATCAGATGCCGGCGTTTCGCAGTCGCGGTGTTGCTCCGGACACGCAAGCGGCTGCGCCGTCCGCGCCTGCCTTGGCGCCTGCTCCATCCGCACCGGCTCCATCCGCACCGGCTCCAGCCGCACCGGCAACGGCTGCACCCGTGTCGGCGCCGTTCTCGCTCGGTGGTGTCGGCGATCGGCTAGGACAGTCCGCGCGCGGCTTCATCGGCAATCTGCACAATGGTCCGATTGCCGCGATTGCTGGCGGTCTCGGCTCGCTCATCACTGGCCAGGAAAGCGACCCGTCCGCCATCGCGCGCCAGAAGGTCAACGCGAGCGCGCAAGCGCTGGTGTCCAAGGGTGCTTCGCCGGCCGAGGCTGCGGCCGCGGTGAACAATCCTGCGCTGATGTCCGCGCTGATCAATCAGTATTACGGCAAGGACAAATGGGCCGTGGTGCAGACCGGAGAGGACGCGGACGGACGCAAGATCTTCATGCAGCAGAACCAGGTTGACGGTACGCTGCGGGCGCTCCCCGCCGGCTCGACCGTACCGGCGTCCGGTGGTGACAACACCGTCACCGGCCCAGATGGCAAGCCGATACAGGTTCCGCCTGGTGTCGATCGCAAAACCTTCATCAAGCGCGTTTCCGAGACGTCGGCGGACGCCGCGACGGGCAAGAAAACGGAAGCGCAGGCTAAAGCCTCGTCCTTCGCTGCGCGCATGCAGCAGGCCGAACAGGATCTGTCCAAGCTCCAGAACGAGGGGTTGAGCGGGACGCAGTCGATCACGTCCAGCATTCCGGTTGTCGGCAACTACCTGCAATCGACCGATCACCAGAAGTTCGAGACGGCGAAATCAGCCTTCATTACCGCATTGCTTCGGCAGGAGAGCGGCGCGGCGATCAGCAAGAGCGAATTCGGCCGCTACGAAAAAGAGTTGTTCCCGCAGCCCGGCGATGCTCCGGCGGTGGTGCAGCAGAAAGCGGCGCTCCGCTCGGCGGCCATCGATCAGATGAAGGGCGCGGCCGGCCCGGGCTATCAGCCGCCAGCCGCTCCCGCGGCTGCGACTGCAAAGCCGTCCGGATCGGTGAACGTCGGCGGTCAGGCAATCAAGTGGAGCGTCAATTAATGCCGCAACTCACGATCGGCGACAAATCGGTGACGGTAGGCGATGAGTTCTTGAAGCTCTCGCCGGATGCGCAGAACGCGACCGTTGCGCACATTGCGCAGCAGATCGGCGCCGGCGCGTCGGCGGCGCCGGAAGCACCTGCGGAGCCCGTCACCACAAACAACGTTGTGCGATCGGCTGCGACTGGCGTTCCCGTCATCGGCGGCCTCATGAACAAGCTCGACGCGGCGACCAACGCCGCGCTGGCGCCGGCTCTCAATCGGTTCTTTGCGCCAGAGGATCAGCTTGCGGAACCGACGTTCGGCGAGCGCTACGCGCATTCGCTGCGCGACCAGGAGGGCGCGGACAAGCGCTTTGCGACCGACCATCCCGTGATCGATACCGCTGCGCAACTCGCGGGCGGCATTGCCTCGACGGCGCCGTTTATGGCGGCAGCGCCGCAAGCGTTCGGCCTCACGGGAACGCTGCCTCAAATGGTCAAGAATGGCGCGATCTCCGGTGCGGCGCTCTCGGGCGCCGATGCGGCAACGCGCGGTGAGAACATCGGCGACGCGGCCGCGATCGGCGGTATCGTTGGCGGCGCCGCCGGCCCGGTCGGCAGGGGCGTGGGCAAGGTTGTTGCGGCGGTTGCCGATCGCGTGCGGCCGCCGGCCACCGTGGCGCGCAACCTCGAAAGCGTCGCTGGCGTCGATGTCCCGCTATCTCAGTCGCAAATCACGCAGAACCCAGCTCTATCGGCCGAAGAGCAAATCATGCTGCGCGGCGGCCGCGGCGACGCGGCGCAAGGGCAAGCACAGGGCTTCAAGGATCTCCAGGACGAGCGCGTTTCTCAGGCGCGCGACACGATCGCCGCCGGCCTCGATCCGACCGGGCAGAGCGCGCGCACCGCGCCGCAGGATGCGGCGGAGCGGATTGCTAGCGAGTTGCTAGCGCAGGAACAGCAGGGGCAAGCGGCCGCAGCCGGCGTTCATGCCGGCCCGATGTCGCCCGCACAGCAGGCCCAGGACATGGCGCGGGCTCTAGCGCCAGATGGGCAGCTGCGCGCTGCGTCGCCGATCGATGCCGGCGAAGTGCTTTCCGACCGTCTGGCAGCCGCGCGCGACACGGCGAAGGCGGACTATCGCGGGAAGTATGCCGCCGTTGACGCAGCGCCGGGTGAGTTCGCGCCGGGCTCTGCCGGCGGCTTCGGTAACGACGTCGAGCAGGGCTTGCGTTCGGCTGCGGTCTCGCTCGACAAGACCAACACGCCGAAGGCGCTGAACGCTCTCCGTGTCATTGATGAACATCTGAACGCGGTGGCGCCGGGACGGCCTGGCGAATTGCCGGGTGTCTCGACCAGCCATGCGCAAGACGTCGCCGACATCCGCGCGAAATTCGGCGATGACGTCGCGGCGGCTTACGATCGGCAAAAAACCTCGACTGCTAACCCGTTGAATTCGCGGGCCGGTACCGATGTTGGCCCCTCCAAAAGCTCGAGCTCGCAAGCATCGGCTCAGAAGGCGCAAAGCCTGCTCGAATTCATCGCCTCAAAGGGCGGCCTGGGGCCTGACGCTGAATTGGAAGCGATCGGCGGTCACGGTCACACCGTGAACGTTGAGGGCGTCGGGCGTCGCAAGCTGGTTAGGCAGGGCGGCTGGCCGCTCGACTACGCACGCGAGGCGGCGGAGGAGGCCGGCTATCTCCGCGGAAACCACAACGGAACGTCAACCGTAAACGATCTGCTCGACGCGATGGGCGCGGAAATGCGCGGCCAGAAGCACTATCCGGAAGGCTTTGAGGGGCACGTTGGCAAGCGGGAAGCCGCTGCGATGTCGGAACGTGAGCAGGCCGATTTTGCCCGGCACATGCAGGGTTTCGAGGATGATTTGCGCACCGCCGGCCACGGCGAATTGGCGCCCGAGGTAAAGGACCGCGCCGTTAAGCTGATGGCGAATGAGCGCCTGGACGCCGATACGGCCGTTGAGCATGCGTTCCGGCAACTGGAGCAGGAAGACGCCACGGGCGCGGCGCGCGCCGCGATTTTCCCGGGCGATGTCAAGCCGACCAAGGCGGCCGCCGATGCTGCTGCGCCGGCTGCTGGCTCTGGCTTCACCATGAAGGACGTCGAACAGGTCCGGAAGCAGATTTCGACGCTGTACGGCGACGCGCGCCGCGCCATGCTCGGCGGCGGCTCGGGCTCTGATCTTCACGCGCTGGAGCATATCCGCGATCAATTCGACGCGCGGGTTGAAAAGATGCTCGCCGAAGGCAAGTTCTCCGGTGATGGGCCGGCAGTCTTGAAGATGCAACAAGAGGCGCGCGCGGCGTTCACGGACTACAAGGCGAAATTCGCGAAGCGCGGCGCTGGCGACACGATCGGCGCGGCTGTTGAAAAGATCCTCGGCCGGTTCTCCGACACGCGGGCTACGCCTGACGAGGTGGTCAAGCTCGCCTATGGCTCCGCGACCGCGCCCGGCGGTCAAATGCCGGTCCAAATCGCCCAACGCATCTTGAAGATTTTTGGGGAAAACTCGGCGGAATTCGGCGCCTACAAGCAGGGCCTTTTCGCGCACCTGACTGCGGGGGAGCCGGAGGTTGCCGCGGATCGCGTTCGCGCCTTCCTTGACGGCAAGGGGCGCCTCCTGGCGCAAACCGTGTTCTCGCGGGGTGAGCGCGCATCGCTGGCGCAGTATGCCGACCGGCTGCGCTCCTCGATCCCGGTTGAACCGGAAAAGGGCGCGGTTGCGTCGCTTATCCGCAAGGTCGCTAACGGCGAAGCATCGCCGAACGAATTGGTCAACGCGCTGTTCGGCGCCTCTGGCAAGGGCGCCGGCTCGATGTCGGTACCGCTCGCGCAAAAGCTGAAAGCGTCGCTCCCGCCGGAAGCTTGGACTTCGGTGCGTCAGGGCATGTTCGAGAAGCTCACGCGCGCGGGCGAGGGAAAAATCGAGTTCGAGGCTCAGGCGCTTTCGCAGCGGCTGCACGAATTCCTGAACGAGAGCGGCTCGCAGCTCGCGCGCACGCTCTACTCGCCGCAGGAAATCGATCTCATGCGCAAGCTGGCGAGCGTCTACAAACAGATGATCCCGGTGAAGGGCACCACAAACCCTTCAGGGACCGCGCCTATGCTGGCGCGCATGGCCGGCGGCTTGCGCTCGACGTTGCTCCCGCTGCTCGGCCTGACGCATGGCGGCTTGCCTGGCGCGGCAATGGGCGCGGTGCTCGACAAGGGCGTGACCGCGGCACGCAATGCGAACGACGCGCGCAAGGCTACGGAATTGTTCTATGGGCAGCAGGCGAAGCGGCTACCGGACCCGCGGTTCTCGCAAGCAACCGGTTTGCTGGCTCAAGGCTCAATGACGGCAGAACGGCGGCGCTCGCGATGATCGTACCAGCGCGCGGCGCCGTACATGGCTGCAATTGTCAGGAGGCCGCCGATTACCCCGAAATTTCCGACGACTTGATGGGCGCCGAAATTAACGGCCTCCATCGCGGCCGCAAAGAGAACCAGGCAGACCAGAATTCTAGGGCGCAAAATGGGCCTCGTTGATCGTATCGTCACTGTCGAAAGCGGCGGTAACCCGAACGCACAAAACACCCGTTCGTCTGCCGGCGGGGCCGGGCAGTTCATCGATAGCACGTGGCTTTCGATGCTTCGCCAACATAGGCCGGATTTGGCCGCTGGCAAGTCTGACGCGGATCTGATCGCGCTCAAGACCGATCCCGGGTTGTCGCGCGAAATGACGGGCGCCTATGCGGGCGATAATGCCGGAATTCTGTCCAAGGCCGGCCTGCCTGTAACGGACGGAACGCAGTATCTGGCGCATTTTGCCGGTCCCGGCGGCGCGGTCGGGCTTCTGAACGCCGATCCGACCGCGCCGGCTGCCTCGGTGCTCGGGCAGCGCTTCGCCAGAGCTAACCCGACTATGGCGAACATGTCGGCCGGCGATGTCGTCGCTTGGGCCGATCGCAAGATGGGCGGTGGTAGCGGCTCTGCGCCGGCAGCGGCGCCTATGGCGATGGCAGGGCCTGCCGGGGCCGCTGATGCGCCGTCGAGTTCGCCGGCTCCGTCACAGGATCAGGCGCCAGCCAAGCCGCAGGCGAGCGCTTCAACGTGGCAGGCGCCGCCCGTCATCACGTCAGACCAAATCGCCGCGCTCGCGGCCGTTCCGCAAGCGCAAGCCATCCAGCAGCGGCCGTTGATCCTCGGCCGCCAGCTCGCACCGTTTTCTTTGAGGGGGTAAAATGACGCTCTATAAGTGGTCTCAAACTGCATCCGCGGACGCAACGGCTGATAGCACCATCAATTGGGCTGAGGGGCAGTCGCCGGCCAGCGTGAACGACAGCGGCCGCGCGATGATGGCGGCGATCTCGAAGTACCGCGACGATATCGCCGGCGCGATCGTGACCAGCGGCACGCTCACGGCCTACACCGTGGCGAGCTTTCAGCAGTTCGACACGCTTGCGCACCTCGACGGCAAAGAGATCGCGTTCACGCCTCACGCGACGAACGGCGCGACCGTCACCCTGAGCGTTGATGGCCTTGGCAATAAGCCGCTGCGATCGGCGCCGGGGACCGAATTGCCCGCTGGCATCCTCGTCCAGGGCACGCCTTACGTTGCAGTCTACAACAACGGTGATGGCGCGTTTTATCTCCGCGGCTTCTTCGGTTCGCCGTACCTGATCCCATTGGGTGGCATGATCGATTTCATCGGGGCAACTGCACCGAATAGCCTCTTTGCTCTGCCCTTCGGTCAGGCAATTTCGCGGACCACTTACGCGACGCTGTTCGCGATGGTCGGGACTACCTATGGTGCCGGCGATGGCACGACGACTTTCAACGTTCCGGATCTGAGGGGGCGCGTCGTCGCCGGCAAGGACGACATGGGCGGCAGCGCCGCGTCTCGCCTGACTGCGGCAAATTTCGGAAGCAACCCTCAGGTTCTCGGGTCAGCGGGTGGCGCCGAAGGCTTCAACCTTGCCGCCAATCAGATACCGTCATTGACTTCTGTGAACGCCTCTCAAGCGATCAGTGTAACGTCATCGCAAACCAACGTTCCCAGCGGTCCGAACATTAACAATGCGCTCCAAACGCCAAATAATGGGCCATACTCGGTGATAGGAACGGTATCCGGTCTCGCAACCCTCAGCCAGATCACCTCGACCGGCAACAATTCGATCAGCGTTACATATACGAATGCCAGCCAGCAGGTGACGAAGTCGGTTCAGCCAACGATCATCGCTAACAAGATCCTGCGGATCATCTGACGAACTCGAACCAATCGGGGCCGCTCGCTTCAACGCGGTAGCCCCGATGGGCGCGTTCGAATTCAGTCCGGGAGAGGCTCTTGCGCTCGTAGACAACGGCCTTCGTTGAGAAACGGAAGCTCGGGCCGTTCTCGATCAGCATTGAGCGCTGACGCTCGGAAATGGACTCATCTGACAGGAATAGGCGCTTCCAGCTGATACGTGAGGCGCCGACGCCAGCAAGCTCACGGACTACATCGATCGGGGCAGGCGTGTATTGGAGCGCGCCGCTCGAATGTACCAGGTCAACCGCGCCAAGCCATGTCGCAGCGTCGCTGACAGTCTCGAAAAATCGCAGGTTGTCCGTCGCGAGCTGCGAGGCCTGGCGCACCATGGCGGGAGTTTCGACTACGGCCCAGCGGATAGCGGGCGCCTCGCGCCGCGCGAGCTTGTAGTGGATGCCGCAGGCTCCGCCAAAGTCCAAGACGGTCTCGACGCCGCGGATCTCGGGCCACTCGCCGGCCGGCTCTGCGGCGGCAGTCTTCGCGAAAATCTCCGAAACAAGCTCGGGATGTTCGTAGCCTTCAATGGTGGAGGTGGGGAGCAGTCGGAGGATACGTGCCAGCATCTGGCGACAATGCCTTACAACCGCAGATCGTGCAATATGCAGAAACGATCGAGCAACGCTTCGACATTCGACGTTTGGCCAACTGGAAAGGAAGCATAAGCCGCGCGCTACCTGCGTCGCCTCGTTGCGCGCCCGGCCAAATCACGCGCGGATATCCCCTCCATCCTGAGAGGTGAGGGGCATGAAATTTATCGACAATTGGGGAAGCGAATTGCACCGGCTCTGGAGCATTCGCTTTTCCATCGGGTTCGCGGTGTTCACCGGCGTCGCAACGGCGATCGCTGGCTTCGGCGAGGTGCTGAACCCGTATTTCCTGCTCGTCCTTTGCGTGGTGGTGAACCTGGTTATCCTTCCGTTGGCGCGCCTGGCAAAGCAGGAGGCGCCCAATGGGTAACAAGGCAAAAACCGCCGTCACGGTTGTGACGGCCGGCGCCATGGCGATTGCCCTGCCGGCCATCAAGAAGTCGGAGGGCTACTGGCCCACAGTGAAGGGCGACAAGCTCGCCAACAACCTTCCGACCGGCGGTTATGGTGAGACAGTCGGCGTGAAGATGGGTGAGACCCACGACGAAAAATATTGGTCGGATCTGTTGGAGAAGCATCTGCGGGAGGACTATGGCCGCCACCTGGATGAATGCATTCACGTCCAGCTTCCGGACAGCGCCGCAGCCATGGCTATGTCCACCGCCATGAACGCAGGATCGGGTGCGGTGTGTGCGTCCCCGATGGTGCGCCGATGGAATGCGGGCGACTTCCGCGGCGGCTGCAACGCTATGCGTGGCTGGCGCATAGGCTCGCATCCGCATGGCCCCGGAGGTCCGCTTGTGGTTCAGCCAGGCCTCATCAATCGCCGCAATAAAGATGCTGACAAGTGCATCGCTGGCATCGATAAGCCGCCCAAGCCCGTCATTGTGGCCGAACCCTCGCATGCGCCGCAGCAGGCTCCCGCTCCAGTGGGGGTGTCGAACCCACCCTCGACACCTCTTGCGCCGATAGCCAAGGCCGAGCCTCCGCCGGTGCCGTGGTGGAAGGCGCTGCTCGCGCGGCTTCGCTGCTGGATCTTCATCTGCGAGGTGACGAAATGATTTGGGACATCATGGCGTCGGATCTCGTCCTCTCGCTGCTCGGGCTGCTGCTCGCGGCCGCGGCTGTAGTCGGCTGGTTTCCGCTGCTCAAGTACGTTCCGGCGATCGGGGCTTATGTCCCGGTCGCGCGCTTGGTCGCGGTGTTGGTTCTGATCGCCGTTTCCTTCTTGATGGGGTTCCGAACGTCTGACGAACGGGAAAGCATGGAAAAGCTACGCGCAACCTTAGCGGCGCGTGAGGCTGACATTGCAATAGCGGGCAAATCGGCCACGGATGCAGCCATGCGAGCAAATCGCATTGAGGCGGACACGGATGCGCGGCACCAAGACGATGCGGCCTATATCGAAGCTCTGGAAGCTGACAGCGCTTGCGCCTTCGATCCTTTTGGCGGCGTGCGCTCACGCCCCGGAAATGCCGTCAACGCCGCAGCGCGACCTTCCGCCGGCTCCCGCTAGCATCATGAAGGCGCCCCCGGTGCCGTATCTCGATGCCACCTGTCATTTCCCCTGGTACGGGGTGAAGGGCTGCAAGGGCAAAGATACGCGGGCCATGCTTCGACTGACGGTGAGCGATGACAAGGCTCTCCGCCAGCGGGCCGGCGCTTCGCTCGGGTGGTTCGAGACCGTCCGACGCGACTATGGGTCGCGCTGATGTCGGACGGTGACAACGCCATCACGTTTCAAATTCTGAACAAGCTGGGTGAGGTGCAAAACCAGCTCGGCGCGCTCGGTGCGCAAACCACGGCGATCCTGGCGGAGCAGGGGCGCGCCAGCACCGGCCGGAGCGAGATTTACGCGCGGCTCGAAGCTCTCGCGCTCAAGGCCGCCGAAGTCGATCGTATCGCACCGCTCGTTGACAAGCACGAAATTGCACACCAGCGCGGCGCTGGTGTCGGACATTTCATCGGCGCGGCATGGGCGGCCGTCTCGGGCGGCGTTGTCGCCGGCCTCGCGCTCCTCGCAAGCCACTACCTGAACGCCCCTCCGGGGCACTGAGGCGCTGCATGTTGAAGCCGTTGCTGCTGTCGGTCGCGATCCTTGTGACGCTCTACGCGGCCTGCGAGGCGATCTACATCCAGCGCCATCGGCCGGCGACCGATCCCTACGCTTGTTGGGGGGGCATCGCGTTCGGGGAGTTTTTTCCCCAAATTTGTTGA